GGGAAGAAGCCGAAGCGTTTATTGTGCCACAGGAACACATCGAGCCTGCCTATTACGTCTATACAGATGGATCTTGTATCCACAATGGAAAAAAGAATGCTTCTGCAGGTATCGGGATATTTTTCGGATTAAATGACCCTCGTAACGTATCCAAGACGATTGAAGGAAAACAAACCAACAATACGGCTGAATTGTCTGCACTTATCGATGTTTACGCTATTCTTGAGGAAGACATTCTGAAAGGAATAGCTATTGCAATTGTCAGTGACTCGGAATACGCCATACGTTGTGCATCCTCCTATGGACTAAAATGCGAGTCTCAAGGATGGCCAGATGTACCCAATCGTATCTTGGTTCAACGAGCTTACAGTCTATACCGAGACAAACCGAATGTCCATTTCCTTCACGTCAAGGCTCATACTGGAAAGAGTGACATTCACTCGGTAGGAAATGCGTATGCAGACCAGCTTGCAGGAGAAGCTTCTGGACAGGTATCTTAGAAGATTATATTTTGTAGGAAAAGATATATTTCGACCCTTTATATGAAAAAGAAAGGTTCTACACTATGGATCCTGGCTATTTTATGTACTTTCGTTATATTGTATGTTATTTTATATTGTCTTTTTTCTACCGATGTGATACAAAAAAGACAATACGATTTGGTAAAGGATGGTGTATGCCTCTTTCCCCAGGTTCTTTCGAGTAAGCAGATAGAACAATTAAAACAAGAATGTATGAAAGGTCAATACAAGGAAGCCAAAGAACAGCTTATCCACGACAAAAGATTAATTACACTTCTACAGAAAACCTTAGGGAATGAGTATCAATTTCAAGATTATATATGGATCATACAGAAGTCAAGTGTGCATACTTGTCATCGAGACAATAATGGTGATTTTTTTAACAAAGGACAACAATATCCATCTTATACATTGCTACTTTATTTAGAAGATATGGAAAAGTGTTTGGGCGTCATCCCTACCAGTCACAAGGATGTGAATAGCTTTAATGTCAACATTACCAATAAAGTAGAAACATTACTGTGTAAGAAAGGTGATGCCATTTTGTTTAACGCCAATCTCATTCATGTAGGAACCATACAGTCGAAAGATGATCATTTACGAATTCAAATGAAAGTGACCCATCGAGACGACATTCCGACATTATCTTATTATCAAGACTTTAATAAGATATTGAAAAAAGACAATACTATGCCGAAAGACCTGTTACAGTTTCAAAAGAATGTATCCTGTATGTTCCCCTATCTCTCTAATTTAACACAGAGTGATAACATCCAGAGTGCTCGAGGTACAGACAACGGTGAAAAGGTTGGCCTACCTCAGAAGATCTTTTCTTATTTATTTTATGGAAATAGTGATTTTTATGATTTACCTAATGCGTTTTAACCTTTTCAAATAGAATATAATTATAAACTCTACATGTATGTATGGACCCTATGACGGCCGGTAGAAAAATACGGTTGCATCTTGGATTGCTGGAATGGATGGAGTTTAAGGAAGGGTCTCTACATATTTGTTGTGATTGTTTCAATTACAATGAAGAACCTATATTGTGGTTTATTAATTATCGATTTTATCCTTATTGTACATCCTGTATGCAGGTATACTTTCGAAAGGATAAAATTGATTACTTGGATTACTTTGTAACAAAGAAACGAACACGACATGCTTGCTATGGTTCACGCACGTAAAGTATCCGTTCTTCAAGAGATCCGTTTGGAGTACGGGTTTCGTCAATATTTAAAAACATATTGTTATGGATGTATTCACGATATACGTGAACCCTATACCATGTTGATTGAATATAAAGAATATACCTTTTGTTCAAAAGAATGTAGTTCAAAAACATACCGACATCGTTCGAGAAGACAGAAAAGGAAACCACATATGGATGACCTTTGTAGAATGTATCAAATAAAGATAGAATAATTATAAATAGATATAAATCAATTTCTCATGTTTCTATAATGAACCGCGTGGAACAATTGAAAAAGATCCAAGAAGAAGCCCTTGAATTGTTTACCAAAAAGAATTTAGATTATGGGGATGCGTTTGCAAAGTTTGGTGTCATTGGTGTCTTGATGCGTATTGAGGATAAAATACAACGTGCCCTTTCCATCACAAAAAATGGTATTAATTTAGTAGATGATGAAACCTTAAGAGATACAATGATTGACTTGCATAATTACTCTGCTATGACCATGATGCTCCTGGATGAATAATCGCCCTCGGAGGGCTGATTCCAAGAAACGTCTTTTTCAAAAAGGGTCGACCCAAAAATCAGATTCTCTCTCCCGCGATTTATACTTTTTGGTAAGTCTATACTAATGTATAAATGCATGTCATTTTTTTACAAAAGTATAAACGGTTTATCACCATGGATAAAGCCGTATACAAGATTATTATAAAAAAGTATAAAAAATAATATACACGTTTATGTATATGGAAAATAAATGCGTATGTTGTAATTATACAACCTTTGTAAAAGCAAATTTCATGAAACATTTAGAAACAACCAAACATAAATTGATAAAAAGTAAGTACATAATTGAATACGATATAGGTAACGTTGGATGCAGTCCCAGCAGGTATTGTCGTTGTTTGATTGATCCATACAACTACAGGTTTATTGTTTATAAAAGTGTCTGCATATAATATAGGTGTACACTGCGTCAAATCGTATATGTCAACGTTACAGTTTTTGAATGCTTCATCACCAATGGAGGTGACTGAATTCGGAATGATTACAGAGGTTAAACTAGTACAAATTCCGAATGCAAAATCACCAATGGAGGTGACTGAATTCGGAATGATTACAGAGGTTAAACTAGTACAATTTCCGAATGCATAATCACCAATCAAGATTACCGAATTTGGAATGGTCACAGAGGTTACACTAGCATATCGGAATGCATCATCACCAATGGAGGTGACGGGTTTGCCTTGATACTCAGCAGGTACTGTGACAATGATATCCGTTCCATTGTATTTAGTAATTGTATATGTATTATCTGGGTTAAGTGAATATACGTAATCTGACATATCGTATACCTCTATAATTTTTAACAAAATCTATCGAAGATATCCGTGTAATCGTGATTTATAAAATGTTTAAGTGTATTTAAAAGGAAATCAGACACTCTCTTCAATGGACAAGCATAAATTTACCGATTATCTCTCCTACACCACTCCCTTACACCCCAAAATCGCCGAGTTGTCGTTTCCACCCATCGCCTCCTTCCAGCACCTCATTCTCTACGGTCCACCCGGCGTCGGGAAATACACCCAAATGCTTTCCATCGTACACCAATACAGTTCCTTGAAATGCGAGAAACGAATCCCCATCGACACTACTCCGCCTCGCTACATCAAAATCAGCGACATTCACTACGAAGTGGATATGGAATTGTTGGGATGCAACTCGAAACCGCTCTGGAATGACATTTACGACCACATTCAAGGCATCATTCAAAGCAAGTATACCGAAAAGCACGGCATCATCGTATGCAAAAACTTTCACAAAATCAACCACGAATTACTCGACATTTTTTACAGTTATATGCAAGGTCCCATCAAGTACATTTTGATCACCGAAGCCATTTCCTTTTTGCCCGACAACATTTTATCCAAATGCAAAGTGTTATCCATGCCGCGACCATCCCGCGAAACGTATGCCGCTTGTTTGAACGTCCCTATCCCAGAGACCATTACCAATTTAAAAACGGTGATGCATCAACAACCTTACGTAGACCCTATCAAAGCCACGTGCGCGAAATTACTCCATTCTATTCAAACGTTGGATTTCACCATGTCGGAATTGCGTGAAGATTTGTACACCATTCTCGTGTTTCATTTAAACGTGGAACGCATCTGTTTGTCCCTCATCACACAACTTCCTGAACATTTGGAAATCGTGAAAGAAACGGTTCTCTTTTTACAATACTTTAACAACAATTATCGCCCCATTTACCATCTCGAAAAATACATTTACTCGTTAATGTCGATTGTGCATAACATAAAATGCTAAGAAATTGTACAGTTTTTTTTAGTTTTCGGTTTTGTGCGTTTATCAAAGGGTATATAAACAAGCTCAAATGCAGAAGGTAATAATTCGTCTGCCCTACCCGATTCAAATGATTCATTTCCATCTTTATCCACATCTGGATACTTTGATTTGGTGTAGGTTTGAACATGTTTAATAAATCTAAATGCATTTTCAGATTCAGACAGTTGAGGAGAATCCACTCTTGACGTCATAGTTATGTATTCCACAATGTCTCCAATGTCCAAAATTAATTTTTTTTTGTGTTTATCCTCAATCAGTAATTGTAGGAAGGATAAAGAGGGTCCGTATAAAAAGATGCCTTCTTTTCCAAGAATGGCTCCAATCGATTGATGAATTCCCTCTTTGGAATAAAATAAAGAGGCATTTATGATACCTTTCAGATCTTCTTCTGAGGGAACCACAAAAATGTGGTTGGTTTCAATTTCTTCATTACCAGGGATTACACTTTCTGGATGAGTATACCACCCGATACGGCCATGTAAGAGTGGAATATGATTGCGCACTAGAACTCCTTTCGACGTTCCTTTTGCAGTGAATTCAATGTCAAACGGGTCCAACACAAAGTCTCCAGCTAATTCAACATCGTACATCTCATGAACCAACATCGAAAACGATTTTAGGCGGTGTTTATTTTCCTTAATAATAGATACAATCTGTTCCATACATTTCATGATAAAATATGTGATATGGAGATTGAACTCGAACTGACGTTTACGTTTTATGTCATGAAACACACAGAAAATGACGCTGAACCAGATGAAAGTAGAATGCAAACTACTGGAGTTCTTGACGAATTTGAGTGAACAGTTAGAGGATAAGTTCAGCGACTACAACGTGTTGTGAAACTTGAACCGTTGTCCATCTCCGTGGCGGAT